AGATCGTGGCCGGTCACACCAGGTACCGTGCGGCCCTGCTCCTGGGGATGGACACGGTGCCTTGTGTCGTCGCGAGCGACCTCACCGAGAAGCAACTCGACGCGTTCGCGGTCGCGGAGAACCGCACGTCTGACTTCGCGTTCTTCGACCTGGAGAAACTCTCCACGTTCGTGCAGGACATCCCCCCAGAGTTGCTGGCGGCGTTCGACATCGATGCTCTGCTTCGGGATGGGTCCGGGGACGACGATGATGCCGCGGTGAACGCGAAGGAGCCGGAGAAGCGCAACGGTCTCGACTTGGCGCCGTTCGAGAAGTACCAGTACGTGATGATCGTGTGCCGTACGGAGCACGACTACCTGAACCTGTTGGCTCGCCTCGATCTGGAGGACAAGCAGAAGGCGTATGTTGACGGGGTGTTGAAGCGTGGGTCGTCGACCGGGCGTGTGATCGAGTACCCCGCATTCCTCGACAGGATCGGACGATCCAGTGAAGGTTGACCTCCGCAGGTTCCTCGCCGACCACGACGCCGAAATCGTCGTGCTGTCCCGAGACCGCTCCGACACCCTCGCCAAGCGCACCGACACCATCGTGCACGACTACCACCTGTTCTACTCCGGCGAAGGGTACGAGGACAGGAACTACCACTGCGTCGCGCGCACGAAGGTCCCACGGGGCCTACAGGGCCTCTCAGTGGTTAGAAACTACGTCCTCGACACGCTCCCCAACAGGGTGATCCTGTTCGTCGACGACGACCTCGACGCCCTGTACTGGGTCGCAGGAGCCAAGTCCGCGCGCCTCGACGTCGAACAGACCAAGTTGATGTTCCTCAACCTCATCGTCCACGCCCTCGACCAAGGAGCCAACGCGTTCGGCCTGTCCGAACTGGACCTCCGCAAGTCCAGCCCCCTGATGCCATTCTCCCAGCGCGCAGTGTTCGGCTCCGTGTTCGGAGTCGTCGGTCGTGAGCACCGGTTCGACGAACGGAACCTGCTCAAGTGCGACTATGACTTCTGCCTCCAAGTCCTGCGGGACAACCGGACGATCCACAAAGACCTCCGCTACGTGGTGCGCGCCGCGAAGGACCAGGGCGCGGGCGGCAACATGGAGTTCAGGACACCCGGACGCCGCTACGAAGAGATTGAGCGCCTCAAGCGCTGGTGGGGCGACGACGTGATCCGCACGGGCGTGGGCAAGAGCGTGGAGACGCTGTCAGTCCGCATACCGTGAGTACCAGTCGGCAAACTCCCTGACCCCCTGCTCAAGAGTCACCTGCGGCGTGTACCCCGTCAGTGCGCGCAGGAGAGTCGGGTCAGCGAACGTCTGCTCCATGTCGCCGACAGCGTTCGGCTCGAAGTTCACCTCGACACCAGACCCTGTGGCGCGGAACAGTGCGCTCAGGAGCGCGAGCACCGTCTCAGGTCGCCCGCCAGCGATGTTCACGACGCGCCACGGCGCCAGGGGCGAGAGCGAGTCACCCTCGACCGAACTGACCGGGGGGATGTCGAGTAGTCGCACGATGGACTCGACGACGTCGCTGACGTGGGTGAAGTCGCGCTTGCGGGTGCCATCGCCGTAGATCGTGACGGGGACGCCGCGGCGGACGGCGTCGGCAAACCGGAACAGGGCCATGTCGGGTCGGCCCCAGGAGCCGTAGACGGTGAAGAACCGCATGACGGTGGTGGGGATGCCGGTGATGTGGGCGAAGGAGTGGGTGAGGGCTTCGCCGGAGCGCTTGGTGGCGGAGTAGAGCGACACGGGCCAGTCGGTAGGGGTGTCCTCTCGGTAGGGCGGGGTGGCTCCGCCGTAGACCGAGGAAGTAGAGGCGAACAGGAGGTGTTCAACGGGATGGTCGGTGAGCGCGGCGAGGAGTCGCTGGAAGCCGATGATGTTGGAGTCGAGGTATTCCTGTGGATGGTCGATGGAGTGGCGGACTCCCGCCTGCGCCGCAAGGTGGATCACATGACTCACAGACTGGACGCAGAGTCGAAGCATCCTGTCGTCACGCAAGTCGGCCCGGCAGAACCGGAACTCCGGGTACTTGTACAGGATCGCCAGCCGCTCCTCTTTCAGCGTCGGGTCGTAGTAGTCGTTCACCGAGTCGAACCCGATCACGACATGACCGTCGTTGAGCAAGCGGCGAGCGGTGTGGAAACCGATGAACCCGGCAACGCCGGTGACGAGGATGCGAGACATGCTCACAATGCTATCGGTATCACGTCAAGTACGCTAGACTGAGAGAAGCCTGAAACCCCGGAAAGGAACTCACATGGCGTACAACCAACAGATGTTCACCAAAGGTGGACATGACTTCTACGAAGTGGCATCGCTCCTCCAGAAATCCCTCCGCCGTGGGGACATGATCCTCGCGGCCAGAGCGGCAAACGAGTTGTTCCCCAAGTACACGAACTACGTGTGGAACCGGTTGATGACAGTGAGCGCGGAGGACTGCGCGTCCCTCATCACAGCCGAAATCGTTGGCCTGTACGACGCCTGGGAGAAGGTCAACGCGGGCAAGGCCGGGAAGGACAAGGGCCGAGTGTTCATCGCAAAGGCCATTGTGATCTTGGCGAAGTGCAAGCACGCCCGTGACGCTGACGAACTGAACCTCTTGGTGTCCGACCGATACCCAGCCGAGTCATTCTCGGCGGAGTTGATCGAGCAGGCAGAGTCGCTCATCGGCATCGAGTCGGAGGACTTCCAGATTCCGGGGTATGTATATGATGTACACACACGAAGGGGAAAAAGGATGGGCAAGACCAAGCGTCAGTTCATGGTCGAGGAGTCCGTGGCCTTGGTCAACTCCTCGACGGTGTTCGACAACCTGGAGGACATGATCCAGTCCGAGAAGTACCATCCACCAGTGGGGAGGTTGTTCTGATGCCAGGTCGCCGCCGACCCCCGCTTGATCGAGTGCTCGACAAGTGCGTCGATAGCCCTGACGGTTGCGTTCTGTTTGTGGGTGCCCGGAATACCTGGGGCTACGGAAAGATCAGCAACGGCAGGAATCGGTGGCTGAGCGCACATCATGTCACCTGGGAGGCCCGCATGGGTCCGGTCCCAAAGGGCATGACCCTCGATCACCGTTGTGGAGTTCGGAACTGCGTGAACGTCGATCACCTTCGAGCCGTGACACCCTCAGAGAATCGGTCGGCGATTACGTCTCTGTCGACTCGGAACACCTCCGGCTATCGCGGAGTGTCTTTCCAGAAGGGTCGCTATGTGGCTCAAGTCCGTGTCGGTCGGAAGAATCACTACCTCGGTAGGTTCGATAGCGCAGTGGAGGCCGCTGAGGTGGCGCGACAGGGTCGCGTGCGACTGCATTCGGTAGTGGCAGATTCCGACCTTGTTCCCGTGGGGAGCGTCTGATGGCGACCCCCAGGGAACTGCGGGACGCACGTAAGCGCCTGGAGTCCGCGGCGAACGAACTCCTCCAGATCGAGGCGCTCCCAAGGCGCAAGGGCTCCAAGGTGCGCTGGTCCAACGGTGTGGTGTGGACCCGCATGGGTGACGATGTGTGGGTGCCCGACGATGAGAACACGAAGTTTCCGTCCGCGCATGTCGCGACCGTCGGGCGTTGGGAGGTCATGTGATGTTGATGCCTCCCGTGGTTCGTGAGTCGGCCACCACCGCGTACGTGGCAGTGCTCCTCGGGGCAGGGTTCAACGACCCTCCACTGAGACTCACCCGAGACATGCGTTGGTGGCATTTGCTCGTCATCAGCGCTTCCGTGTTCGCCGTCGGTGTCGCCGTCTACCACACAGCGATGCAACCATGATCGCCCTGTACCGAGTCCTCATCGTCGGTGGGATCGCAGTCCAGGCGTCATCGCTCGGTGGTCAACCGGCGCTCGCTATCTGGGGCCTGACTGCACTCGCGCTTGGTCTCGCGATGAGGTCTGAGCGGTGGCGTGTCGAAGCGAAGCGCTGTCAGTCAGGAATCGACCGCGTGGATCGGATGATCGAACAGGGGACGTATCGGATCGAGTGCCCCGAACATGGACTGGGGGATGAACGATGCTCGCCCCGTGCAGTACTCGTCCGAGACCTACGTGACGCGTTGGACATCAACCCCGGAAAGGACACCCCATGACGCTCATCGACCGCATTCTCTCTCAGGCGCGACGCCTGACGTACTGGCTTGGGTTCAACCCGCGCCCCGGATCGATCCTCTACAGCCCCTCGCGGGCGATGATGAGGGCGCTCAGGGACCTGGGCCAGACCGTGTTCGACTCGGTCGCTGAGGCCATGACGGAGACCACCAAACAGATCAGCGAGTTGCGCAGAGTGATGGAACAGGGGGAGAGCAAGCCATGAGCAAGTGCATCAGTGAGCACGGGGAGTACTCCGGGCACGAGTTCACCGACGCCGACGAACTGGTCTGCGCTTGGTGCCACGTGTTTGACGAGGACAAGGCCCTCGCGATCATCACCAAGTTGAGGGAGTCCGCGGCCAGTGTGGACACGCTCGTTTCCTACGTCACGTCGATCATCAACGATTCCAAGTACGGGCATGACATCGAGTGGGTGCGGTCGAACCTCCGACCAGACCACATGCGACGCGTCGCGGGCGCAACTCCACCGACCTCACCCCCAGACGTAGCCGCTCTCAAGAGAGCGCTGGCGGGCCACCTGTTCGACGGTGAGTCTGTGTCGACGCGGGAAGCCGTCCGTAACGAACTCATGGCGCTTGGGTTCGAGGCGGACCAGGCGGTCGAGCGGGTCCGGGCATTGCATGAGCCGGTATGGAGCAACGAGTTCCCACCTGGAGGGAAGGTGTGCCGCCAGTGCGGCGTCCCGGTCGAGTCGGAACCGTGTGACACGGTGCGCGCCCTGGAGACGGGATGCACCCTTGAGCGAGAGGTCCCCGCGTGATCCAGAAAACCATGATCGCGAAGTTCAGGACAGTATGCCCGTGCGGGAACACGATCCAGGTCGGCAGGCAGATGGGTTGCGTCGACGGGGAGTGGCTCCACATGGGATGTGCCCGTGAGGCAGTGAAGATCGCGAACGTTTGCGGGTCCTGCCACATGACTCGACCGTGCGAGTGTGAGTGATGAGCACCACCATCACCGTCCCGAAGTTGTGGGTGTTCCACTACCGGTGTGGGTGCGTGTACGGGGCACTCGTCGCTGACCAACGCCCCCAGCGCGTCATCGCGACCCCAGACCAAGCGTGGCAGGACTTCTACCGGGGTCGCAAGAAACTCCGCAAGCGCGTACAGGCCGAACGTTGCTACGTCAGGGGAGCAGAGACCGTACCTGCGATGGTCCACGGTCCACACGCCGTAGTGACCTGCATGGGACAATCGACCCCATGACGTCCCCCAAGGCACGAGCCACCACCCCCCGGACAGTGATCCCCAAGACCACGTCCCCAGCCCCCAGGGTCCCCACCAAACGTCTCCCACACGCACCCTCCACCATGACCCCCAAGAGGCTGTCCACCATCATCACGTCAGTCCTCGCAGGAGACACCCTCCGCGCATCCTGTGGAGCCGCCGGAGTACCCGTCCCCACCTACAGCCGCTGGCTCCAACTCGGCAACGCCGCCATCAACGAAGCACGCACCCTCACCGGCGAGGACGACATCGAAGGCGCCATCTGGTACGTCATCGACGAACTGGGAGGACCAGACAACGGCAAAGCCGACGCCCCATACTGGACTGAACCACCCCCACCGTGGTGGCCGAAGTCGTTGGAACTGCGCTGGCTGAACTGTGTACTTGTGATGATTGTCTACTGGGCTAGATCGCGGTCGGAGCAAATGTACCGGCAGACAGTGACTCGTGCGGCAACGCAGGGCGACTGGAAGGCGGCTGAGTTCATGCTGACCCACTCGTTTGGATGGTCTAAGACTGAGCGGGTCGAGGTGACTGGGGCGGATGGTGGTCCGGTGCAGGTGCAGGGTGATGAGGATGCGACGTTGGCGGCTTTGGCCCTGTTGGCGGAGCGGCGGAAGGCGATTGGGTCGTGAGTTGGAAGGTGGACGAGGCGGAGCGTTTGCGGAAGTTGAGGCAGGCGCGTGCGCAGGGCCGCAACCGGATGGCGACACGGAATGTGGAGGCGGAGAAGCGGTGGCGGTCGGGGTACGTCATCCCTGCCCGGATCACGATGATGCTTGACCTCCGCGGGTTGTATGGGCCGGAGGTCGATGTGGCGTGTGGGGTGGAGGAGCCGACGGTTGACCAGTGGGAGGCGGGGGAGGTGTACCCGTCGTGGGAGCAGTTGCAGGCGCTCGCACGGCTGTGTGACGTTGGGGTGATCTGGTTCACGGATGCGATGCCGTGGAGGGACATCGGGCCGGTGTTCATCTGTGACCGGTCGAAGCGGACGGGGCAGGGTGCGCAGGTGACGCCGGAGCCGATCCTGCGTGCGAGCCGGGAGGCCCTGGCTGCGCACCGTGCGACCCTGGAGACCACATGACTGAGACGACACAAGACGTGGGGGAGCGGGTCATCGACTGGCTGGTCAACGAACCGCCGTCGATCCGCAAGCGCGCCCTGCGGAAACACCCCGACACAGTCGCAGTTGTGGAAGCCAGGGCTCGGGAGGAGTTGCGGAACCTGTCACCGATGGGGCTCGCACAGTCGGTCGATTCCGGGTACAAGTCACGCCCACACCTCGACCACCTCGACGCGACCTTGGTGCGTGCGGTGCGCCGCGTGGAGGGCACCCCAGCAGACCCGGAGAACGGCATCGAAGCCGTACCGGGCGAGTCGGTGTTCATTCGCGTCTCAATGCCACCCCGCATGGGGAAGTCCGTCATGTGCTCGGAGTTCCTCCCGTTGTGGTGCCTCCGCCGTCACCCTGACTGGAAGATCGGCTTAGTCTCGTACTCGGACTCCCTCGCATCGTCGTGGGGTCGCCAGGTCCGCCGGTTTGTGGAGGACCCAAGGCTGGGCCTGGGGATCGACCTCGCGTCGGACGCGGGGGCCGTGAAGGACTGGGAGACCGTGGAGGGCGGTGGAGTCACAGCCCGGTCTATCGGCATGGGCATCACCGGTAAGGGCTTCAAAGTCCTGATCGTGGACGACGCAGTGAAGGACTACGCGGACGCCCACAGTGAGGCGAGACGTGAGGCGTTGCGGGAGTGGTGGAAAACCACCGCACGCACCCGCCTGGAGCCACCGTCCCTCGTGCTGGTCATCGGCACCCGCTGGCATGAGGACGACTTCACGGGATGGGTGGAGACCACGGGCGACCCGTTCGAGACCATCAACTTCCCGGCCATTGCGGATGAGGACGACGTGCTCGGCAGGAGTCCGGGCGACCCTCTCATCAGCCCCCTCATGGATGAGACGAACGAGCAGGCGCTGATCCGGTGGGCCGCACTCAAGGCCGCAGTGGGACCCTACGCATGGGCGGCCCTGTACCAACAGACACCCCAACCCGCACAGGGCGCGGTGTTCGACATCTCGAAGTTCCGGTACTGGACTCGCAACCCGGACAACGTCAGTGAGAACGTGGTGCTGTTCGAGCCGCTCACTTGTCAGGGCACGTGGGTCGATTCGTGGGACTTCGCGTCGGAGGCGAAGGAGTCGGCGGACTACTCGGTGGGGCAACGTTGGGTGAGGGTGGGACCGGACCGGTTCCTGATCGGACAGTACCGCGGGCAGGTGGGGTTCACTGCCGCGCTGGACCAGATGAAGGTGTTCGTGCGCCCGGAGTCCCTCGGAGGGACGGGTGCGCTGGTGAAGAAGCGGGTCGTGGAGAAGGCATCCAACGGTCGCGCGATCATCGAGTCGATCAAGCGGATCGTGTCCGGGGTCATTGGGGTGGACCCGCAGGGGTCGAAGGAGCAACGCGCTCGGGCGATCACCCCGGAGGTGGAGTCAGGCAACGTGTTCCTCCCGTATCCGGGTGACCCGGGTAACGAGTGGGTGCATGACCTGTTGGGGGAGTTGCGGGCGTTTCCGTCGGGTAAGCATGATGACCAGGTGGATGCGTTGTCGCAGGGGTTGGGTGTGATTGCGGGGGAGGTGTCGGTGCCGCGGGTGGGGCCGATGGTTGTGTCGGCGGAGAACCCGTGGGGCGCCATCTGACAAACCGACTTGACACCTAGCGGGTGAGCCGCTAGGCTTGACTCATCGGAACCAGGAAAGGAACCCGACATGAAAAAGCAAGACATGACCATCGGTCACCAGTACCACATCAAGTACTCCGAGTTGCCCTGCGTCCTCCTCGCCATCAGCGGATACCGCCAACTCGGATACGAGGAGCGCAAGGGCCACCCCCAAGGCGCAGTCCAAGCCGCACCCGTGTACAAGGGCTACAGGGGAACCAGCCTCAACCTCGTGCTCACCCTCCAGGACGCACGCTTCGAGTCCACGTACCACGAGTACACCGAGGCGATGTTCCTCGCCGGGGAGCCGATCCCCGAGGGCACACGTCTCATCGCGGTGACGTCCAAGGAGATTCTGGGGCCGTGGGGAGAGTATGTGATCGCACGGGACCTTGCACGCAAGCGCGAGTCTGAGCGCAAGGCGATCATCCTCCACCGTCAGACCAAGGTTCTGCCGAAGGTCAAGGCCGAACTGTCCAGGCTCGGGATCAACAAGCACGTGTACGAATGGGACACCGGGGTGAGGTTGTCGTTCGACGAGTTCCTTGCCCTTGCCGCACGGGTCCCGGCGGAGGTGACCAAGTGACGTCGATCATCCGAACCTACGGACCCTACGTCGACGACCAGGGCGACCGCACAATGGTCACCGTCGAGTTGTCAGACACGCTAGAGGGTCCCCGACTCTCGTTCACCTCCGAGACCCGCGAGAAGGGCAAGCGGGAACCGTACGCGTTCGGACAGCACTACGGTGCCGCACCCCTCGCGTTCGTGGCCCTGTGGGAACGCTGGCACCTCAACGACATGAAGGCCGGGTGCGAGCACCAGGAGGCCAGGTACCGGGACCGCCCGCAGGACAGGCCCACGTGCCGGAACGACTACGTCGGTGAGTCCGGCGACCGCATGGGGAGCGCGTTCCCTGGGTGCCCCGAGTGCGGGTACCAGTACGGGACGGCATGGCTGTACGAGGCCCTGCCTGCCGACATCCTCGACCAGATCGACCAAGCGGCTAAGGAGCCAGCGAACGCGACCCCGATCGAAGGAGCCTGACCGTGAGGGCAATCACTGTCCGTCAACCGTGGGCGTGGGCCATTGTGCATGGTGGCAAGAACGTGGAGAACCGCACGCGCGACTTCACGGGCGGGTACCGGGGTCCTGTCGCGATCCACGCGGCGAAGCGGGAGGCGTCTCCGTACACTCCCG